TTCAAACCAAACTGTGTCACCATTGAATGCAGCAAGAGGAAGATAAAGAAGTGGATAATGACCGTGACCTTCAAACACTTCTCTATAATCATCTTTACGAAGATTAGAAGCTACTTCAACAGCAGCTTCCATTGTAATTGGGTGAATGTACTTAGACACGTCTATAATATCTTGGTGAATAGTCTCCTTCCCAGTTCATTGAATGTACTGTAGCTGGAGACGGGTGATTAGATTTTATAAAGACACTTAAATTCTCATTTCTATCATATACAGGGATAGTATGCATATATCCAGAAGCTATAGCTGCTGTACTTGCTTTCACATTATCCCATTCTAAGGATTCTACAGTATATGTATAATCAGCTCTACCTCTACGTTGTAACGTAATATCTATAACACCTACATCTCCAAAATCAAAGTTCATTCTATGTATAACTAATGAACCTCTAGTATCTGATCTAGTCTTATTACCTTCAGATCTTGTTATATATAATTTAGGTAGTTCTACCTCAAATTCATACTCATATCCAATAATAACATCTGTATTAACTGAACTTGCAGATGCTCCAGCTTCTGTAGAAGTTTTCCAGTTACCAGGTAGTGTAACTGTTTCATTAGGAGCTGTGCCTGTAATAGCTGATGATGGTATATCATAGCTCTTACCAGCTGCATCGCTATCTGTGGTACAATAAGCTGTAAGTGTTCGAGAACTGTAGTAACCTGCACCTAATGTAAAGGTTGTAGTATCAGCAGCGGTGTTATAAGTCAAGTCTCCTGATGCAAAAGTTTTCTTAGTATCTAAGTGTACTCTATTTTCATCAGGTGCTGTGCCTATCATTGATGTATCAGAAGTTAATCTAATATCAAATCTCTCAAATGTATAAGTCGAACCTGTATTTAAAACTGCATAATATTTATCATCCATCATTGTATGGAAGACAACGTTATTAGGTAGGGTCCATCTGAACCATGCAGACTGTGGACGCTCATCTCCAGATTGATACCATTTATAACCCCATACTTCATTAGTCGCTGTATGTAGAGTGCTATCTACACTGAATAAAAGTATATTATTTTCGGTAGATCCAGTTACATTAGTTATATTTTGAGGGAAAATTTTTCCTACAATTTTACTAAGCTCCTGTACATTAGGTTCTTCTCTAGTAGATACACCTTGCATCTCGTAGAACCTAGCCTGTCTAGCAGTACTATTTAAGAACCCTATGCTAGTACCCAATGATATAGGTGTTGTATCGGGATTGAAAGCATAAGATGATAAGTAGGTAACCTTTGCAGTTTCCGGTGTAAGTAAAGCTTCAGCTCCTGAACTTAATAGGAACTGCTCACTAGCACTAAAAAGAACTAACCCTCCTGAAGCCTCTTCAGCCGCATGTATTTTAGTAGGGAAAGTAGAGCTAGATTGTAAATCAATAGGGTCTGCGTTAGAGATTGCCATAGCAGTCTTAACCCAGAAGTTATAGAAATCATTAACTCTAGATAAGATAACATTCTCTTCACTTAATAATGCAATTCTATTTCTAAAGAACTGCATACCTTGTATAGGATAACCTACAAAAGAAGGTGGTGAGTTAGTGATATCATCACCTACATCACGTTTACCCCAATCAGGATATGAGAACCTAAACGCACCATTTGCATGATGTGTATTAGCTGCACCATTGATTGAGAAATATCCATGTGTTAAAGTCTGAGCATTATTACCTGTACCTGTTAAATTAATAGCAGTACCAGCTGTTGCGTTAGTAGAATTAGTTGCTAGTTTAATAGTATTATCATCTACTTTAATAACATAATAAACAGTATCATCTACTAATCCTGCTAAAGCAGTACTACCACCATTATCATATAATAAGGTATGACCTGTAACTAATCCATGATTACTAATAGTAATTTGTTCGTTACTTGTATTAACTGCAGATGTAGCAATTGTATGTTGCGTACTAGCTACAACTCTAGTCAACGCCAAAGGCATTGTATCTTTATCTAAAGTAGTTGTTATACCAGGAGCTGCTACCTCTTCCCATACACCCTCACCAAAGCGAGCTGGATGGATCGTAACATTACCTGTTGTAGAACCAGATGCTGAATCTGTAATAGTAAACGTATTAGCATCAGCAACGCTTGTTATAGTATAGAAACCATCTGTAGCATCACCACTTGTAAAGTCAAGAATAACTTCACTACCATTAGCAAGACCATGTGCAGTAGAAGTGACTGTTACTGTGCTCCCTGATCTAGAATATGTAGCAGTCTGTACGATATCAGCTGATATACCTTCTGCTTGGAAGCGAAGATAGTAATCATCCATATCCTCACCACTGTTGACTATACGAACAGTATATCCATGACGGCATGTACGTGGTAAGTCTGCTATATTATTAGCTTCAGTGGTAGTGATAGTCATTAATGTCTGTTCAGGAGTTGTTACTCCGAACGGATCTTTTCTATATAAATGTACACCATTTCCTACAACTGTAGCAGTGATACCATGACCACCTGTAATTGCATCAAGTGTTGCCTTTATATCACCTACAATAGCACTGGCAGATACATGCTCATCTGCACTAGAAGAGGTAGGAGCTGGACGTACTCCAGCTATATTACATCTAGAAGTAACTGTAGAATGTGTCTTGACAGTTGTTGTAGTTGTTACACCTTTAGCTGATGTGTATGAGTGAGTATCATTTGTTGTCCAACCATCTCCACCAAATTGTAACTTAGCATATGGTTGATAGGTATCATGGTAGTTATCATTATCTGAGTCATCTGTAGGTTGAGGTGTACACCTAGTATCCATCTCATATCTAAGTCTACTCTTACCACCCGCACTAGCGTTTGGTGGAGAGGTGCCAAAGATGTCTGTACCTGTACTTATATTTACTACTTCTCTACCCATTCCTAAGCAGTCACCATTACTAGAACCACTATAGCTTGTTGAGGAAGCTACTGTTACACTTGTAGCACGTGTCGAAGCATATGTAGTATTGCTAGTAGGATCGTAAATATCTAAAGCATACTGTTTACCATAAGATATATTATCTAATGTAACCATTGCTTCATTCAACTGAGCTGGTGATTTATCAGAAGGGTTAGTTAGTAAAGCAGTATCCTTACGTCTATTAATAAAGAAAGTAGTTTCATTAATAGTATTAATCTGTATATCAGATGACTTCTCATCTGTTAATGATGAGTTATCTAAATATGTAGCTTTATTTGTTCCAGGAACATTTGCATAATCCACGGGTATCTCAACACCGTCGCTACATCTCCATATTTTAACAGCTCCATCTGCACCAACTTGTCCAATGTATTGTTCGTCATCCTTTGTATAAATGTTAAACCATTTTGTATGTGAGGCAGTGGATGGTGTAATAGAAGTTATTAAATTACTACCAGGACGTTTGATTAACTGCCTGACAACATCAGGTACACCATTAACTAAGTCAACAACTTGTCCTGGTACTTTTCTTTCATCTGGTTGAGTTGATATTCCTAGTATATAATTAGGAACCTTTTGAGTAACACTTGCCATTAGCGTCTTAGTGCGGTATAAGGTTTGTAAGATTGATAAGCTGATTCATCTGGCCAACCCATAAAGTTATGGTCACCTTGATTGCATTCATATTCTACACACGCAGCTCTCGCTTGACCTTCGTATGTTGCTAACATTTTCTGAAGATCAGCATTAGATACTAGCTGAACAGCAGCTCTACCTGATGCTCTATATACAATATACCTTTGAAAAGCTGTAGGTATATCTTCAAAATTAAGTAGTCTTACTTTATTTACATAGAAGTACTCATCATCTGGAAATTCAAATGTGTGATTTACTCTATCATACATCTTCCAAAGACCATCAGTAGAGTCTTTTCTTCTTACAAAGTCACGTGTTCTATCCCATTCATCTGTATTATCTATACGGATAACATCAGATTCAATGATGATTTTATTAGTAGTAGAATTAACAGTTTCTTTTATATGGTATTCTATATTAAATGTCCAACCTTCTGTTTGTACATCTTGATTAACTTCCTTAAGTATATTATAAATGAAAGCTATCTCTGGGTTAGCAAAATCTATTTGAGATATAGGGGATTGACCGATGCTACCAAGGATCGCATTGACTGCGGATAGTTCGGTATCGATATCAACGGTTGTGGTAGTCATAGGTATAAATATTTGTGAATAAAAAAAAGGGAGGTACGGAGACCCCCCTTTATATCTAGTTATATTGTGCTGTTACTACAGCGCAAGTGTCAAGCACACCGCCAGCTCCGACGGTTCCATATGCTAGACGTAAGTTTTGTGTCTTCGAGGCAACCGCAGAAGGTGTGCCTGAGCCACTTGTGTCAGATGGAGAAATACGAGTTTCGGTACCTGCACCGCAAGATCCGTACTCGCCAACTTTTGATGGTGCTGCCATGATATTTAATTAATTAAGAAACTGTACCTAGGAGTGAATTATCTAAATGGGTTCTACCATACTCCAAAGGTGTTGCAGGGTCTTTAGTAATCGATTTCTTAACAGTACCTATCCCACTATAATCAGTTGAGGATACTTTATTACCCTTTGTCCTGGTTATAGTTTGTGAAGTACCAGGGTTAAGTGACATAATTAGCTACGTGCTGAAGTTAGTTCGATTGCACCTGCAGGGTTAAGTGTTCCTACACCCATAGCAAGACGCCCGACAAGTACATCACCTTGGTAAAGAACTGATACGTCTCCGCCTGTTACTTGAACCTGTGGTCCAATAGCTTCGACAATACCTGCAGCATCACGCTGATAGATTAATCCACAGTGAGTAGAGAAATCACCATTGTATGTGTTGTTCTCACCAGACACAGAGTTAACTGTACCTGCAAGGAAAGGTAGGTTGTTAGAACGCTTGATGTTAATACCAGCTATTTCTACTAGACCTTCGCCAGAGTTAAGGTTACCTTGTGAGTTACCATAGTCTCTGTTGAGGATGTTAGAAGATACCTGAGATACAAGAGCATAGTACTGACGTGGGTTTAAGACGGCTGTACGCCCAGTCTTAGGTAGATTCTTTTCATCAAGAATCGCTGCTGCCTCAAAGAAGGCATCCACTAATGCTTGTGCGTTGTACTCCTTAGTTACTCCAAGTTCAATCTGAGTACCACCTGGTTCTGGTCCTGGAGATGCTGTGATAGGATGAGCTTCACGTGCTGCTAGAGCAATCGTTCTGAAGACTTTCTTATCATAAGCTTCTGCCAGAGCGTGACCGATCTTAGCGGAGATCTCTGATCTTAGTGAGTAATGTGCAAGTGTTTCATCTAAATCATAAACGAACGCAGAACTGATTAGAAGGTCATCACATTGGATGGTCTTCTCAGCTACTGGAGGATCGCCTGATCCTAGGATTGGCTCACCAGGAGTATGGTAAGCTGCTTGCATACGTCCCGTAAAGATGAACTGTAATGATTTACCGTTCTTTAGGGTACGTCTTTGCACGGTTTCACGTGCGATAGTTGCTGACTCATAAGCTTTGAATAGCTCACCTGAGAACAGCTTCAAATAGGTTGCGTACTTGGTATCATATACCTGAGAACCAGCGGTATTTGAGACCGCCTTATTCAGAGCACCAAGTACTGACTGTGTGGCGTTAGCCATGTTTAGTACGAGAGTAGTATAGTTTACAGACTCTCAACGTTGAGAAAATTTTTTCGAATTATTGTTGTGGTCTATCCCACCGTCTAGACAGCTTAACGGTATCCTCGTAAGGGCGATAAGCCAAAGAAAAGGAGGTCCGACTCTGAGGTGCCTCCAATCCGAAGTGTTTAGTACTTCTTATACATTACGTGAGATCCAGCATAAATTAATGTAGCTGTAGATCCAGTAGCTGTACCCTGTGCAAATAGTAAATCTATTTTACCAACAGTAGCAGTTTGGTTCTCAATCTTGAAAGCAATGCGAGCGAAATGATCTTCATCACCATCATCAACTAAGAGTAGTTCAGTACCTTGACCGTTTGTTACGGTAGCACTAGCTGATAATGAAGGAGCATTAGTAGCAGTTTCAGAACTAAGAGCATCTCCACCAACTACAGCTTGAACAGCGTAGTTAATATTGGAGTTAAAGGCTGTGCCAGCAGCATCAGTAGTATCAATACAGAAGCGGAAATCGTTATCAGCATCAGTATCGTACCAAAGGAAGTACTCACCTACAACTCTCTCATATTTACCAAGAGGTATTTGTATACCTGTACCAGCAGTCACAACAGTTACACTGTTTGTAACACTAGCACTGTTAGCATCTAATAAAAGACCAGAATCATAGAATCCTGTGGCACTATAACGTGTAGTACCCTGAGTTGCATTGTTATAAAAAGGCATAATTAATATTGGAATAAACTTCCGCAGTTCCGCTACGGAAGACATTAATAGTTTTGCGTGTTCTCGCACGGTACTTCATTCTGATGAAACCTTAAGTGTGAAGTTTCAACAAAGATGAAAAAGGATAGCAGTAGAAATACTACTATCCATAGTTCATTAAATTTAGAACTTATACTTGGCACCTATTTTAGTACCATAAGCATTGTCAGCATTTTCTACCTGAGCAAAAGATACTTCACCATATACATCAAACTTTTCTGATGCTGCTACGGTAGCTCCGAGCTTACCAGATATTGTTGATGTACCATCTACTCCATCAGCTGCAGTGAATGCAGGACCACCTTGAATATAATATCCAAGTGAACCTACGTCCCCTTCATAACCGATATGTAATTCAGTAGTTCTAGAAGTATAATCTGTACCTGAATAGGATGCGTTGGACTCAGCGTTAATATAAACGCCAGCCATTGCAGGAGCAGAAGCAAGGGTGGCGGCTAGAGCTAGTGCAATTTTTTTCATGTTAATAAATTAAATGTTTTTTGTGTAAGTTACACCACGATACTTTAGTTTTACAGACATTGTAAATCTCCAGTACCACAACCCCGTTCCATGCTGTGGTTTCATGCGACCTTCAAAAGAAGGTTGAACGGACGTGGTGTTTAACCGATAGAAGGTGCTGTTAAAGCAACTTGTGATGACTCAGCAGCTGCTAAGTCTAACGGGAAATTGTGTGCGTTTCTTTCATGCATTACTTCCATACCTAGGTTAGCACGGTTAAGTACGTCTGCCCAAGTAGGGACAACTCTACCACTAGAATCGACTATGGATTGATTGAAGTTAAACCCGTTAAGATTGAACGCCATAGTGGAGATTCCCATGGAAGTGAGCCATATGCAAGTGACTGGCCAAACAGCAAGAAAGAAATGTAAAGCACGAGAATTATTAAAGCTCGCATATTGAAAGATTAACCTACCGAAGTAGCCATGAGCTGCAACGATATTATATGTTTCCTCTTCCTGACCAAATTTATAGCCATAGTTCTGCGATTCCGTCTCAGTTGTCTCACGAATAAGTGAGGAAGTAACGAGACTTCCATGCATAGCAGCGAATAAAGCTCCACCGAATACCCCTGCAACACCGAGCATATGGAACGGATGCATAAGGATATTATGTTCTGCTTGAAACACAAACATGAAATTGAAAGTGCCTGAAATACCAAGAGGCATACCATCAGAGAAACTCCCTTGTCCAAAAGGATACACGAGGAAGACTGAGAAAGCAGCTGCCACTGGTGCAGAATAAGCTACACATATCCATGGTCGCATTCCTAATCTATAACTAAGTTCCCATTGTCGTCCCAGGTAAGCTGCGATGCCGATGAGAAAGTGGAATACAATAAGTTGATATGGTCCTCCGTTATAGAGCCACTCGTCGATGGTTGCAGCTTCCCAGATTGGGTAGAAGTGAAGACCAATCGCATTGCTGCTAGGGACGATGGCTCCTGAGATGATGTTGTTTCCATAGAGTAATGATCCGGCTACGGGTTCGCGTATACCATCTATGTCAACTGGAGGAGCCGCAATGAAAGCTATAATAAATGCTGTTGTTGCTGTTAGTAGTGCAGGGATCATAAGGACACCGAACCAACCAACGTAAAGTCGGTTGTCGGTACTTGTTGTCCAGTCACAAAAACGCTCCCAGTTGTTAGTTGGTTTTGTTAATGTTACTGTTGTCATTTAAAAAATGCCAGGGATTATTTGTCCAGTTATTATGTATGAACCAAGGGCGGCAACGAAACCTAGCATAGCTAGTTGACCGTTTACACGTTCAGCATTATCAAAATAATCTGCTTCGATTACTTGCACTTGTGGTTCAGTAGCGAATCTGTTTTGTCTTCCGCCTGGTTCAGTTGTAGTTGTCATTGATAAAATAAATAATAAGACGTAGTGGCGGAGTACGATGAACTGTTCGGGTCCGCCTCTAAATCTATTACTTTTTAGGTGGTCTACCTTTCTTTGTACCGTAGGTACCTTTTCCTTTAGGCATTAGCTACCTCCTTTACCTTGTTTCCAAATAGCTTCTGAAGATCTTTTCCATGAACCTTTTTTCCATTTTGAAGATGCATTATCAGGTCTTGATTTCTTTTGTTTTGGGTTGTCCAGAGACCTATCCCATTTCATTGGTTTAGACATTAGGTTGACTCCGCTCCAGCAACAGTGCCATCAGCAGTATTACCTACCACTTTACTACACTGTGCTGCTTGTGCTGCTGTTGTACCATTGTCATTATAAGGTATGAACCAACGGTCACCAGTTGCATTGACTTTGTATTTAACTACCATGGCATTGTCACGTGCCGATGGATCATAAGCTTTAGGCATAATTAAAATGCTACGTTAGATCTTTCTAGTTTATCGTATAAATCCTGACGATAGGCAGGGTCTCTTTCATAACGAGGATCGTTCATAGCTTGTACAACTTCAGCTTGACTACGGAATGCATCTGTAGTCCTAGCTGCTTTGCCTGTAAGCATACGTCCTTCATATCCTTCCTGAGATTCATACTCAGCTCTTAGTCCAGCCACTGCTATTTGTATTGAAGTTGCGTTACCTCTATCGATGATGTCATTGAAGGCATCCATTTTAGATTCATCTAAATTCTCAGATGCCCAACTAGCGAGACGATTGTATTCCGCCTCACCACCTGCTGAATTATATACTTGATTCATTTCAGCATCACTTAAATCTGCAGAAGGTGCGCCTGAATCTACATCAGGATTGTTTTGTCTGATAGCCATGTAAGCTTCGACAAGATCAGAGCTAGACATCTCAGTAAACTTTTCCATAGTTTCCTGTGATAGTGCTCCATCATTATCAAAGTATTCTTGAGATGCATCTGTTATTAATTCAACTCCAGCTGCTACATCTTCATCATACTCATACTCATCCTCATCTAGAGTGGTGTCCTCTACATCATCATCATCATCATTAGAGCCAAGTTTCTTTTGTAGTTCTAGGTATGCTTGTTCTAATTCTTCAGCATTCTCATACTTACCAGCATATAAAGCTGCTTCTTCTTGACCTAATTTATCAGCGGCTTCTAACGCTTCTTGTTCTGCCTCATTAAATTCTGGAGCATCAGCAGGGGTGGGATCATACGTTAGTTGTTCGGTCATTCTTTACTCCTTTAGCGGTGGTTACTTTTAAGTTACCTAAGCCAACTGTTGTTACAAACTCAGGATCAGCACCTATTAAAGGTTTAGCTGCTATCTGTGTTGGCTTAGCTATTTCATTTTCATCTACCAATGGTTCAGGTTTACTGACCTTGGGGAGGGGTTTCTTCCGCACCTTGGTCGGGCGGCTCGCCTTGGTTGTTGCCATTTAATTGATCGTATCCGTCTTTTAACATCTGGTTCATACCAGGATTTTTACTTGGGTCCATCATTGGAGTACCAGCTAATTGTCCAGCTTGCTTCATCAGCTCTTGTTGTTGCATCTGTTGCATCTGTTGCTGCTGTTCCTGTTGCATAGTTTCAGGTGTCTTAACTAGGTTAAGTACATCTATACCTTGAGCAGCTGCGAGTCGTTTAACATACTCTGCAGGATCAAGGTACTTAGCCATGACTTCTGGTCCCATTGTTTGTGCAAGAGTCTGTGCGAATTGAACTAAACTCTGTTGATCTTGTCCTCTACCTAGAGCATTAACACCTGCTACAATCTCTGGACGTACCAGATCTTTAGGAATCTTTGGAAGTTCCTTGTTACGTTGTAGTATATGTAATGTTCTATTGAGATAAGGTACTAAGAACTCAACTGTTAACAGCGAGAAGAGACCTCCAAGCTGCTGTTCTAATTCCATCTGCGTGAGGCGTACCTCTTCCGCAGTAGTTCTCTCACTTTGTCTGACTTGTAACACAAGGAAAGCTTCATTGATTCGCTTCTCCAGATTTATCATCTGTTCTTGTGCTGTTCTAAAGTCAGCTGTTTTGCCAACCTGAACTACGCCTACATCATCAGGTCTACCCTGAACGATTGCACCGTTACCAGCATCGGCTATAGTCTTTGGTTTTGTAGTAGATGATGGCGATACTAGGAAGACTACCTTACTAGCCGCTGCAGACCCTTCTACGAGTGCCTGAGACAATCCTTCTAGGGATCTTATATCCCCAAGGAATTCCTCAACTCTACCCCGTCCGTAATCTTCTCCGTCTACAGTATTGAATCTCAATACCAACCAGGGAGAAGTATTCTTAGGAGCAGTGCTGCGACTGCCAGGTAATATCTTATCGAATGCTTCCTGATGCCATACCCATCTACCATTGTCGTCGAGTCGGACGTAGGTGTATACCTCAACGTCTTGATCACCTGATCCTGTCTTGTGTCCGTCATCCCCTGGGGAATTAGGCATTGATACTGGCAGATCAAGACCAAGCATCTTACGACTTATTAGTTCCTTCGTTACAATCTCACAAACATTACCGTTACCATCTCTGTTCACAACATAGCGGTTAAGGGGATAGTTTTTGAGACCGTCTTTGCCCATAAATATTAACGCATTACCAGCAACAACTAAATGTTTTAATGCTTGATGCACTACAACTCTATCGCTAGATGCATTAATAGAATCCATGACCATCCTTTCCATCTTGGCAAAGGATAAATCTAGTTCACTCTTTACTTCTCTAGGAAACTCAACACCTAGTTTATCATCTCTTATCTGCAGTTTAAAGAAGCTTGTTTGTGGTGGTAGCAGTGCAAGCATAAGCTTTGCTGCTAAGTTTACCACTGACTTGGCTCCGACTGACTGCCATGGAGTATGTAACTTCTGATGCTCAGGTCTAGAGCTTAGATCTTCTTGGACTAAGTAGGGCAGTGTTAATCTTGAACACTCAACTGCAGTATGAAGGAACTGTGTTCTACCACGGGTTAGTTGAGCATATCTATCACGTGCTTTCATTACATTAATCCTGGATTTTTATCTGATTGTATCTTCAGTTTTTTCTTTTGATCTGGTGTTGCATCTGCAAGTCTGTTAGCTTGTTGTTCAGATCTTTTATTAGCATTATCTACTACTTGATTGTTAACCATATCATCTGGAGATGGTGGTCCAGGTGGTGGGTCAACTCTTGGTAGTACTTTTTGAGGCTCGTATGCGGTACCTCCGCCTCCTCCTAAACACATAATAGTATCTCCTTATGGTGCGCTAACTCCGCCTGGAGGAGTAGTTGGTAAAGCTCCTGGATCAATAGCTCCAAGTTGTTTAACACCTTCTTTAGTTTTCTTAATCTCTAACGCTTTCTTCTTACGTGTTGAAAGCTTTTCATCTTCACCAGTTTCTTCTGCAATCTTTCTAGGAGTAGGCATCTCTGGTGGTGGTGCTGCAGCTCTCATTGTAGGAGCTGGTGCTCTTCTAGGTGGTGGTGGGGGTGCGGATGGTTTAGAACCTCCGAATAGATTTCCGACGCACATTATTCTTCTTCAGATAGTTGTTTAATATATTCTACCACACTGGCTTGACCAGCACGGTACATGATTGATTCAATTTTTTCTTTTGGGTGAACGGGTTGCCATTTAAAATGATCCTCCACCTTCTGTAGTAACTCATCTACACGTTCGTTGTGTAGCTTAAGAGTATTGAGGGAGATTGACATTATTATGCTCAAAAAAAGCTGGCATTCTAGCTGATCGTGTCTCAGAAAGTGTTGGTGCCTTTCCTTCATACATTAATCGGTCACTAGCATCCAGCCAAAAATTTTTGTCCAAATATTTATTGGTAGTATTTATACCTAGTGGTTCTAATACCCAATTGATAGTGGCTTTCCTAAGTTTATCCAAAGAAGGAGAAGGAGATAGACCCAACTCAGAACATACAAGAGTATTTGCTCCGACATGGATCTGCTCGTCCCTGGAGATATCGGCAGATACAGTGCGAAGAGCAGCATCCCCATTAAACCTAAAGAAAGGGAGGAGAACGAAAAAGATTGCTCGTTCTGCGACCAAAGCTTTGGTAATTGTATGGTCAGGGTGTGAAATCCATGCATCTCTTAATAATTTCCCTTCTTTTTCATATTTTTGATCAACGCCCAAGGCATCTACGATGTATCCGAGGGCGAGATCGTGACGTTCTTCATCTTTAACATTATCTTCTAATAATGTTCTAGCGTTATCGGGAACAGTCTTTTCAAGACCTTCCTTAATGAAGGTACCAACTGGTAGCTCCATATGACGTATTGAGAGGGCACGTCTGATGGCATCTTCAGAGCCTTCACGTAATTTACCCGCCTTTGTTGGGACTGGGGTCCATTTACGTTTACGTTGTAATAATTTTTCATACGGATGTTGTCTCATTATTCTTGACAATCACATGTTACAGGTTCTGGGTTTAAAATATCCTGTAAGTAATCATCGACTTCACTTTGATCTAATGCAGCATATGCATCTGTCTTATCTTGTGTATCTGACATTACTTGCAGGGAGTAGTATAAGGAGGTCTGGGGTGATAGTAACCACTCTTCCACGAAGTTTATGTCGTATGTCACAACATCACTCCAGCTATTAAATGAATAGCCGTGAAGAAGTCCTGTATTATCTAAAAGTATCATAATTTGGTCAGCAACTCTTTTATAGTTGTCCCAACCAACTTCACTAGCGATCTCTACATCGCCATATTCAAATTTTTCCACTCCAAAAGTGCCACTGTCACGATCAACAGAGCGAGCTATTGGAGGTGCTATTTCCGGCGTGGCTGTATAGCCATCCAGATCCTTACTCCTATATGAACAGGAGGCAGTAGGAGCTATAGCAAAAGCTCGTACCATGTTATTTTGACGTGCTATATATGCTGCGCCTTCGATAGCTTCCTTTAATTGCCAAGCTATATCATGTGCTTTCTCATTAGTAACAGGTTTAGCACCATTAATTTCTTCTAAAGCTATCCCAAATTGCTCATAAGTTAGTTCATTTCGTCGGAGGAAGTTGGATAAGCCAAGCATTCCGAGTCCAACTTGCCTATCTTTATTCGGGGATAGGTATTCTCCAGTCCCTCCAACACCTGTTCTGCCATGGAGATCGCACAGCTCGGACATACCTTGAGCGAAAGCCTTTTTGAGATCCCGTGGACTACAGGCTGACAAATTGATATGCTCGAGCAAGCATGTTCCTCGTGAGGGCAGGTAAACTTCAAGACAGACATTGCCATAAATTCTTGTTCCGTTGTTGTCGTATTTTATTTTGTTAAGCCAGATATCCCCTCGCTTGATTCCTTCAAGGATGGTATCTTTGGTTCTGATATCTGTTCTATTCCAGAGTCCTTCATCAAGGTCGACGCATCTTTTAATCCAGGGAAGTTCAGATCTAGGAGACTGCACGAACTCAAGAATATCGGGGTGGTTAATATCAAGATGAGCAACAATCGCTCCATTCTTATAATGCCCGCCTCTTCTAAGTGTTTCATTTAATACTGAGTAGATTTTTGCAAATGATACTGGACCACTGGCTACTAAGCCTTTTCCATTTTCAGCACCCCGTGGTCTCAGTTTTGAAAGGTGAATAGCACACCCCGCACCTAGGCGAAGTGCATGACTAGCAAACCTCCAGCTGGCTTCTATACCTTCTGGTCCCTCCATTGAGTCTTCAACGACGAACACGGTACACGATACTGGTAGGCGAGATTCTGGGTTATCCAACCATTGTTGGACCCGACCAGTGCGGGAGATAAGTTCTGACATTAGATTAAATCTGTAAGACTAGGTGGTTTATAATTCGGTCCTTTGAGAACCTTTCCATCTTCTCGGTATATTGGTTTACCGTCCTCTCCGAGCTTGGACATATTACTTTTATGTACTCTATCTAGTGCTTCATCTAAAGACCAGCCACAGTTCTCAGCGTATTGATAACATACATACACTAAATCAGCTAATTCTTTCAATGTTTCTACCTTGAATTCATCGTTATCTCTATATAACATGCTATCAGCTTCAATGAATTCTTCATACTCCTCAACAATCAGATTTTTCTGATATGAGGTAGCTGTCCTCGCTGGTGAATTCTGGATCCCGTATTTGTATCGGAATTCCTTCGCTTGCTTCGATAAGAAGGTTTTCTGCATGGTGGAGCTCGTTTTCTAGATAGTGGATAGCTTTTTCTAAATCTCTAATTTTATCATCTTTATACCCTGCTCTACAAATATACTTGATAGCATTACCGAGGTGAAAGTTTAGTCCTTGTTCTCTAATAAAATCCCAAACATCGATAGTTCCTCGTTGATAGTAGGTTGGACCTTTGGCCATTGATTAACTAAATTTATAAGTGAATTAGCAAGAACAAAGTTCTGCTTTTGTAAGGCTAAGAAGACCGTAGTAATGTCCTTGATATCGACCTCACCACTGTTTAATCTATCTTCAAGTAGCCTCATTTTTAGATCCTGTTCCATCGTCAACTTTGTAATCGGCGGCGGGGGACCATAGTTTTGGTTCTTTTCGTTTGAAGTCATAATCGTCAGCTGTAAGAATTTTAGCTAGTCGAGCATTTATTAATGCGTCTTCCTCAGTCAAACCCTTTTCTATAAAGGTTTCAACTACTGTTTTCCATGAGCAACCTTTCTCTTTAAATAAAGATTCAGATCTCTTGACTCCAATTCCTGGGACTCCAGAGTATCCATCAGTCTGATCTCCTGACATTGTTTGTGTTAAATGCCATCTAGCACCCTCTTCAGGTGTTATTGTGAAAACTTCCTCAAAGTTATACAGCTGACCAGGTATTTGTTTCATATCCTTATCAGGAGAAACAATCATATTACCTGGAAATTTGGTTGCGTATATACCCATGGCATCATCCCCCTCAAGTTGAGGTTTAACGATAACCTTATACTCTTCTTTAAGAGCACTGATGATACGCTTGTAACCGCAAGGTTTCTTACGATTACGATGTCCTTTATAGGACTCTAATATTTTTTTCCTGAAATTTGTACTGTCAGAAAAGAACAGTATCATAGAAGAGAATGTCCCAAATTTGTTTTTAAGTTTGGTAAGTTCTCTCTGTGTGGCGTTGTATGCATCACTAAAGTTAGAAGTGACAAGGATAACATCGTTACCAAAGTCCACTTCACTTTCTGCAGCCGCACACGATTTGTATACGATGAAGTCCGCATCTATTAATAATTTCATAAATTAGTGGGTGTCTGCCCATGTGTAGCCATCTTTAGCTTCGGCTGCAATTGGACAACGTAAATTATAGTACTCTCCAGCTTGTACAGCTGACAATTCAAGTAAAAACTTTAAGTCATTTACGTCCTTGTCCTCCGTTTCAAATTGTAATTCATCATGTATGAATGCAAGTTGGTGAGCAGTTTTTGGTAAAGATTCATTTGTTAGTACCATCCAACGTTTGGCGATAATGGCGGAAGAGC